GTTATCTATAGATTGGTAAGAGCGCCAGAACGTCTTGTATTTAATGTTGATGTTGGTAATATGCCTGCACCTAAAGCAGAAGCTTATCTTAAAAAGCTTATTAGCAACTACTGGTCAAGTAAAACGTTTGATATTGATCAAAATGATGTTGTTAAAAAGTTTAATCCACAATCAATGCTTGATGCTTTCTGGTTTCCAAAAAGACAGGGCTCAGAAGGCTCAAGTGTAAGTCAGCTTGCAGGTGGACAAAATTTAGGTGAATTAACTGACTTGATGTATTTTATTAAAAAGCTTTACCGTTCGCTTAAAGTACCGACATCTAGATTAGACCCTGCAGATGCATTTAGAGATGGTGCTGAAATCTTAAGAGAAGAACTTAAGATGGCAAGATTTATTATTAGACAGCAACAAAGATTCGCTACTGGTATAAAAAGAGGATTTATTACACATTTACAATTAAAGGGACTGTGGGATAAGCTTGAACTTACAGATAATAATATCGTTGTTGATTTTAATGTACCTACGAACTTCTACGAGATGCGTGAAAGCCAGCGTCTTGAACAGAAAGCAGGTAACTTTGCATCAATTGCATCTAACGAATTTGTCTCTAAGACATACGCACAAAAGAAATATTTACAATGGAAAGATAAAGATATTCTCGCTAATAGAGAATTTTTACGTAAGGATGCTGAGCTTCAATGGGAACTACAACAGATTGCTTCTCTTGGACCTGCATGGAGAGAACAGATTATTGCTGCCGATATAACTGGCGGTGCTGAAGCCGGTGGTATGGGAGCTGAAGCGGGTGGTATGGAAGGTGGTGGTATACCACCAGCATTTGGTGGCGGTGAAGCTGCACTAGGTGGCGCTCCTCCTGAGGCTGGTGCAGCTCCAGCTGGTGGTGGTACTCCAGCACCAGAAACTCCTCCTCCAGCAGCATAATAGATAAATACTTATATGGCTCTAGCTTGCGAAGTATTACCTGTATCAGCGTTTCAATCAACTAATTTAAATAATAAACTTGAAACATTTGGCGATTTATCTGATAGAATTAAAAGAGCTCTTGGTTATCCTCTTATTACACTTGAGGTTCATCAGGATCAACTATTTCAAAATATTCAGATCGCCTGCGAATATTTTTCTAAATTTGCAGGATTTACAACTGAATATCTTATTTTTAGTTCAGCGTTATACGAAAAAAATAAAGGTATAAGACTTGATCATCTGTTTACTCTTTCTAAGGCCGGTCTTACTGATCAACAAAAAATAGCAAATGCCCCTGTATGGACGGGAGCTGATTTTACTATAGAGGAGCCGTCTACTGTATATGTAGCTACTTCAGCGTTAAGTACATCAACATTTACAGGTTCATCTGCTCTCTCAAGTGTATTTAGTAACGGATTAACAGAGTTTGAAATAGTAGATCTACCACTATACACAAAAATTGTTACATTCAGTCCTATATTATCTACAATATTTAAGGAGTCAGTTTCAAATAAAATATCACTTCAATCACAGGAAGCAACAGCAACACAATACTCTAATGTATTTGACTACGATGTAATGGATTATAGAAAAGTTACTGCTGTAGTAGACTTCGAAGAAGGTTCTAACCAAGGTATTAACTCTTTATTTACTTTAGAGCAAACGTTAGCGCAGCAAACCTATTTTAGTTATTCGATGGGTAATTATGGTTTCGATCTTGTATCATGGTACACAATGAAAGAGTGGATGGATACGCGCGAGAAAGTCCTTGCAACTAGACGTGATCTAAAGTTTGATGCAAGAACGCAATACTTGCAAATGTATCCACAACCCGGTTCGAGTCAGTTTTACGGTGTTATTTCATGTTACCTCGAGAGACCGTTACGTGATCTTGTTAAGGAGCAATGGGTATATGAGTACGCACTCGCGTTAACAATGATTGTTATTGGTAGAGTAAGAGGTAAGTTTGGTGGTGTAGCTATATTAGGAGGCGGTACACTAAATGCAAGCTTACTGGAAGAGGGTACTGCTAAGAAAAAAGAACTAGAAGATATGCTTACTACCGGTGCATCAGCAGGTTTCGGGGATTCAGATCCATGTATGTTTTTTTGTAATTGATATTATATTATTAGTAGATAAGAACTAAGTGGATTACTGTCACCGTAGCATAAATATATGTATGGGTAAAAAGTATTTTCTTTTATTAAAACAACATACTGTGACAGGGTTAAAATATCTATGTTTTCACCACGGCACAAGGGATAATTGCTTTAAATATAAGGGATCAGGTACGTATTGGACTAGTCATTTATCAAAGCATGGGAATAGTATTAATACTATTATTCTTGAGATCAAGGATACAAGAGAAGAGCTGGTTGAGTATGGATTAAAATATTCGAAGCTGTGGGATGTAGTTAAATCAACGGAATTTGCAAATCTTATTGATGAAGATTGTAATTCTACAAGCGCACCTCTACAGCGTGAAGATGTTCGTCTAAGACGAAATAAAGCGTTTAGTGATAGAGTTAGATTGCATGGCCAGACTGATAAAGAGAAAGCAAGAAATAAAAAAACATCAGTAATATTACAATCTACCGAGATACGAGAAAGAGCAGCTAATACGCTTAGAACAAGACTAAATACAGGTCACCGAACAGAAAAAGAACAACAAAAAGGAATAAATCAAAGTAATCGTATTAAAGAGTGTGGATTTACGGAAGCAGAGCTTAAAGCTCAAAAAGAAACAAGTTTACGTCAAGTTAGTAAAACAATGAAAGAGCGGCTTAACAATCCTGACTATATTGACTCACGTAAAGGCAAATCAGCAAAGGAAATATTTGGTGATACGTATAAAGGACCGTGGAATAAGGGTAAGACAGTAAATGAATTAAAGGGACAAGACTATATAGATCCGAGATGTAAACCGTTTACAATTACATCACATTTAGGTACATACAAATATAAAAATGAACGAGAATTTTTAACAGAGACAAAATTCTCACAACCAACACTAACAAAATTAAAACGTAACGGTAAATATGTAGTGAAGCGTCAATCTAATACTCTGCATAATTTTAAGCATGGCGAAACAATTTTTTATAGCGAATTAAGATGAGTTCTAAAAAATATAGACAAGGTGTATTTACACCTATTAATAAAGCCAAATTTATAGGTACAACCGCGTTTTATAGATCTGGACTAGAACTTAAATTTATGCGCTTTTGTGATAATAATCCAAATGTAATAAAATGGGGATCTGAAAACGTTATTGTACCGTATATAAGTCCGATAGACGGTAGAGCTCATAGATATTTTGTAGATAACTTTGTATCGATAAAGGAAGGTAATAATGTAAAACATTATTTAATTGAGATTAAACCTTCTAAACAAACACAAGCTCCAAAGACGAACTATAAAAATAAGGCTCATCTAATATATGAGCAGTCAGCGTGGATGGTAAATCAAGCAAAATGGATTGCAGCTAAAGAGTTCTGTAGGAGAAAAGGTTTAGATTTCCTAATCCTTACTGAAAAGCACCTTATTTGATAGATTATATTAGTACTAGCATAAATATACATATGGCATTAAAGCTTAATCTATTAGTAGAAAAACCGGCCCTTAACGATCAATTTGAATATGTTGTTGAGGAAAGCAATAGAAATGCACCATCAACTCTTTTTATTAAGGGTCCTTATATGATGGCAGAAGGTGTTAATAAAAATAAGCGGCTATACCCTATTGATGAGTTACGCCAGGAAGTACACCGGTATAACGAAGAGATGATTAAACCAGGTAGAGCTATGGGTGAGCTTAATCATCCAACGACTGCTGATGTTGATCTAGAACGTGCCTGTCATATGGTAACAGAAATGTATGAAGATAATAATGTATTCTTCGGTAAATCAAAAGTACTTTCTACACCTTGCGGTCTTATTGTTAAGTCACTTATTAATGATGGGGTAAAGGTTGGTATGTCATCTAGAGCTTTAGGCACACTTGAAGAAGGATCTACCCATAATACAGTTAGAAATCTTAAACTTGTTGCTGTTGACTGTGTAGCAGACCCATCGTACCCAAAAGCGTTCGTTAATGGTATACTTGAATCAAAACAGTGGGTTGTTGCTGTAAATGGTAAGTATGAAGAAGTATACGAAGGGTTTGAAAAATCAATTTCTAAACTCCCGCGTAAGGATATGGAGTTTTTTCTAAGAGAACAAATCTTAAAATTCATACAATCTATATAAATAATAATATGGCAAAGAAAACAGCTAAAAAAGATTACGATAAAGACGGTAAGCTAGAATCGCCTAGTAAAGAATATGAGGGTGTAAAATCTAAGGCTATTAAAAAAGCTACAGGTAAAAAGACACCTAAAACAAAAGGTAAAGGTAATCCCTTCGCTAAAAAGGAAGATGAAGAAATGGTTTCTGAGTCTTCTGGTATTGCTAAATTTATCAACGCTATTTCTTCTAAAAACTACGCACAAGCCAATAAATATTTAAAAGGTATAGTGGACAGCAAAATCGAAAACAGAATTAGTGCATCCCTTAACGAACCTCTCTTCTAATATGAAAGTCAAGAACATACTACCCGACGAAGCAACGCAGATTCTCTCTGAAGAATCTTTACAAGTTATTGAGAGTGCTTTCAGTAAGAAACTTCAATTAACTGTTGAAGCTGCTCTTACCGAACAGGACGATCTTTACTCGAAGAAACTCGAACAACTTATCACTGCTATTGACAAAGACCATACAACTAAATTAAAAAGAGTTGTTGAAGCTGTTGATAAAAGCAACGCAGGTAAGCTTGTTAAAGTTGTTAAAAAATATGAGCGTGAGCTTACAACAGAAGCTAAGCAATTTAAAGCTACCCTTACAGAAGCGATTTCTAATTACTTAGAAGAATTTCTTGATGAAGCTATTCCAACTCAAGCAATTGCTGAGGCTACTAAGAATAGAACAGCAAGAGAAGTTCTCGGTAATCTTCGTAAGGTATTAGCTATTGATTCAGCTCTTATGAGTGAGTCAGTACAAGATGCTGTTATTGATGGTAAGAAACAAATTGATACACTCACCACACAAGTATCTGAACTTTCAAAAGAAAACGCTCTTATTAGAGAGAGTTATTTTAAGACAAAAGCTTCCCTTCTTATCGAAACAAAGACATCAGGTCTTTCAGATAAAAAGAAAGAATATATAAAGAGAGTTCTTAGCGATAAATCACCTAAGTTTATCGAAGAGAATTTTGACTACACACTTAGATTGTTCGATAAGAAAGAAAAGGAAAATATCGACATTATAAGAGAAGAAGCTTTTAAAACAAGAAGCGTTAAAGCTGATGCACCTGTTTTAAAAGAATCTACAGAAAACAAACAAATTTCAGGAAATCCTTACTTATCTGAGCTCCAAAAGTATAAATAATAAGGTAAAGAGTTTTTAACCCTGAACAATGAGGCCCATACTAGTGGCCTGAGTTAATCGAAAGGAAAAATATATAATTATGAGAAACATACGTCCAACACAATCATTTGTCGACAAGACAAGAGCAGACCAACTTCTTGAGAAGTGGGCCCCTATTCTTGACTTTAAGTCAGATTCCGTAAGAGAAATTCGTGATGAAAATACCCGTTTGAACACAGCTATGCTACTTGAGAACCAAGAAGCATGGTGCATCCAAGAAGCTAACACCAATGGTGGTGGTGTTTTTGGTGCTACAAGCCAAGGTAACTACAATCCAGGAACAGGTGCAATCAACTCAGCCGACACATATGCGTCGGGTGATGCACGTCTTCCAAAGATCCTCATCCCGATGATCCGTCGTACATTCCCAGAACTTATCTCGAACGAGATTGTTGGTGTTCAACCAATGTCTGGTCCAGTAGGTCTTGCCTTTGCACTTCGTTATACCTATCAATCACAGAACCTTGGTTCCGGTATTGATGGTAGCAGCATTGCAACAGGTACCGGTGGTGATGGTCAACGTGCTGGTTATGCCGGTACAGTTGCTAACAGAGAATTAGGTTATCAATATCTTGATACCCGTTTCACTGGTGCATCGTCACAAAGACTTAGTGGTAGCACAGCTGCTGGCTGGACTTTTGCTGACCAAGATCAGGGCGTTGCCCAAATCTTATCAGCATTTGAAATCACTGGTAACATCCCACAAATCGAAGTCAAGTTTGAAAAGACAGCTGTTGAAGCTGGTACTCGTAGACTTGGCGCTCGTTGGTCCGTTGAACTTGAGCAAGACCTTAAGAATATGAATGGTATCGATATCGATGCTGAAATCACAAACGCTATGTCGTATGAGATCCAAGCTGAAATCGACCGTGAAATGATCATGAGAATGATCCAATCCGCCCTTAACGGTGGTTCATATTCGTTCTGGTCCCCTGCTTCTGCAGACGGCCGCTGGCTCGTTGAGAGAAATAGAGACTTCTATCAAAAGCTTATCATTGAAGCAAACAGAGTTGCTGTCCGTAATAGACGCGGCGCTGCTAACTTCATTGTTGCAACACCACGTGTTTGCGCCATTCTTGAAATGCTCCCTGAATTTCAGTGGGTACCTGTTCAAGGTGACGTATCAACACAACCAGTTGGTATTGCCAAGGTAGGTTCAGTTGGTGGAAGATTCGCAGTCTACCGTGATACACGTACTGAAGTACAGAACACATCACAATATCAAGGATCCGGCTACACCACAGGTGGCGCTAACTCCGGTGGTATTGAGTATGCCCTTCTTGGGTATAAGGGTTCTGAATTCTATGATACAGGTATCATCTACTGCCCATACATTCCTATCATGGTACAAAGAACAATCGGACCGAATGACTTCGCTCCACGTGTCGGCTTGCTTACACGTTATGGTGTCGTTGATAATATCTTCGGTGCTAATCTTTATTACCACGTTGTAATTGTTCAGGGTCTTGGTATTGCGTTTAGTCCAGCAAACCAGAGTGTATATTTTTGATATACAACGAGTTAGCTGATCTCTAAAGGGAATCACAACAAACTAAGAACCGCAGGTGCCGAAGCGCCTGCGGTTCACTTTTGGACTAAACTAATTATTATTTTTATTAGGTTGATAATATATTCGGTTTGATTAAATAATATTATAGTGAGTGAGTTT